ATCAGTTGGAGATCCAGAATATGTTTGACTAGATATTGCCGGATTAGTTATTCCTACACTACCTGCTAAAGAAAAATTAGTTAAACTAACATTTGTATTTGTTATACTAGACGAAGCGGCTGTTGCGCCGGCAGAAATTATTTCTCCATCCGTTATTGTAAATCCTGCTATTGAAGCCGATTTAAATATTGCTAATCCATTTGAACTAATTGATGATGATGCATTTGCTGGCGTTGACGGAGATCCATTAATGGTTGCTGGAGTTAAAATACTATTTGCTGATAACGACCCTAGAATTGTTACGTTATCTGTTATGGTTCCTCCATCCATTAAAAATCTAGAAGCGGTTATATCTCCATTTGGTTGTATATGATATCCAGACGATGATATTTCCAATTGTCCATTTGACCCCGATATAAATTGTGTCAAAGGATTACCTAAGAAAAATGTTTCCGTGTGTACATCTAATATACTAGGATTTGTTCTATATCTAAAAAAGTTATTTGCGTCAGAAACCATTTCTAGTCCTACACCTTGATATGTAGTTTCTGATTGTTGTGGTAGTGCAGATCCAGAAAATAATAAAAATCCTCCGGCTCCTGATCCAGTTGCTTGATTAAATCCTTCATATCCTAATGATCTAAGATATCCTGTATTTTGTAATCCTGCTATCTCTACTCCGGATGATAGTGTATTAGCAACAAACAATGACCCGGTAAGCATAGAAAATCCGCCATCTATATATCGGTTGCCGCCTTGAAAATTTAAATTTCTAATAAAATTAACAGTATCTGATTTATCTCCTATTCTATTATAATATTCAATTTTAAATGATAATTGATTTCCGGATTTTATTTTTGTTGGTATTTCTGTTCTAAATCTTGTATAATTTGGAGTATATCCATATTCGGCATCAGTTTCAGTTCTAATATCAGAAATTTGCCAGTTGCCTGATTCAATTATAAAAAGTAATGCTCCTGTTCCGGATTTATTAGAATTAAATTCAAATGATATATCATCATATCTCTTTGATGATCCTAAACATTCAATTTCTCCAATTTTTTTACCTAATTTAACCGGTAGTGATTGATTAAAATTATTAGTTGTGTCAAAATCAAATGCAGATCCAGATGCATAAATTGATAATATTGGATTTAGATTAGTAGAATCTTTTTGAGCAAATGCATCTAATGTTACATTGTATAACGATTGGCTAACAAATATACCATTGTATTGATCTTTAACTTGTACTACATATACCGAATTATTATTTGATAAGTCTAAAGTTCCAGATATATTTAATGCATTATTTATTGATGATGTAGTCCAAGTTAAGTTTGGGGGAGTAATTTCAATATTTCCTTGATATGAATGACCTTCCCAATATGTATCAATGATACTTTGAGTTTCAAATATGCCTATAGATTTGTCTGGCGTTAATGAAGATGTAGAATCTATAAATATTTCAGTGTCTGGCAGTAATATATCATTAACTAGTTCAAATGATCCTACGGTGCCTACTGAATTTAAAAAAACTTTAATTCTAGATATATCTCCAGTATTAGGTTCTAAATCAGATATTTGTATTAATGCAAATGATTCAGAATTTTGTGTTGGAATATATTCCGGTGTTGCTTCATAATTAATTTGATATGCAGATGGATCAAAACTGTTATATGTGTGTGATAAGGCACTTTGGGTATCAAATACTTGATATGGTAAATCTAGTTGCAACGACGTATCATTTAATACTTTACTAATTGTACTTGTATAAATGTTTGAAGTTATACTAATATCAGGTGTTGGTAATGGATTAAGTGGATTTGATACTATTAATGTTCCATTTACCATATCTCCGTCAAATTTACCTCCAGATATAATAGCAGTTGGTTGATTATTTTGTGATATAAAACTTATTTGTCCGGTAGAATAATTTGGAAATTGACCATTTGTATATACACGATTTAATTGAACTCCAATATTTTCAGAAATAGTAACTTTAGGAGTTTTATCAAAAATAACAGTTGATATATTTAAGTTTAATGGATTAACTGTAATTGTCCTTGACCATTTTGCATTAAGTTGATTCGTAAAATTATTTGGTATTATTTGATTATTAATATTCGAAATTTCAGTAACTAATATTATTGTAGCATCTCCTGGTGCAGTGTCGTCATATATGAATATAGATATTACTCTAGATCCGTCATCATCTACATAATTAAGAAATTCTGAATATATAGTGTCGCCATTTGAATCTAAAATTTCAACATCAATAATAGCTCCAACTTTTAAAGTTGTAGAATTACCACGAAATTTTATAAAATTTTTGCCAACTGTTAATTCATTTGGAAAGAAGCTAATATCAAAAATATCTGGCGATAATAATGTTGTATCAGTATAATACGTATTTAATGTATCATATCCTTTATATGTTGCTATTTTTCGAGCCATTCATCATGTTTCTTTTTTATAAATATCATGTATGTTGAATATGACTAAAATTTTCAATCTTATTTACTTCAATTAAATTATCAACCATATCTCTCATTGATTCAACATGTGATATAATAATAGAAAAATCAAACTTAGTTCTGAAGTATTCGAATAAATTTGTTACAGAAGATATATGATCTCTATCTAAGCTACCCCATCCTTCGTCAATTGCTATAAAATTAGGTCTAGGCAATGCAGATACATTAATTAATGCTACACGAATTGCTAGCGAAGATATAAACCGTTCCATTCCTGATGTCAATTCTAATGGCCAATAGTTGTCTTCATCGTATATAATATAACCATTAATATTTTTACCATCTGTATTTAATACCATGTTAAAATCTACTACCTGATCTAATACATTGTTTATTTCTGTTTCAATTTTTGGTAATGCTTTTTTAATTAATTCGTATGGAACCCCATCTCTTTTAACAGACTGCAAATAATATTTATATGCTTTATATTCTGTTTCTAATTGTTTATATGTTTTTAATTGATCGAATGCTGTTTTCTTTTTTGTTTTTGCAACTTCAATATCTCCATGATTGGATTTAATTTTATTAGTAATTTGTTTTATCATAGATGTAATATCTAAAATAGAATTTTTATTTATGCTAATTTCTTTAGTAATAGATTCATTATGAATAATTGCTGATTTATTCTTTTTAAATAATTCTTGTCTGTCTATATTAGTTTCTAATTCAGATTCTTTTGTTTGCATATCACTTTCTAAGATCTGTAATTTTAATTCTTGTTTTTCAATTTGATTATTTAGTTTATTTTTTTCTTGATATTGATATATTGAAAAGTTTAGTTTATCAATACGCCGTTGAAAATATTCAATAGCTCCTTGATTTTTTATTAAATCTGTTTTATTTCCTGGTAATAATTGCTTTGCTTTTAATGCATCTTTTACAAATATATTTTCAATGCAATATTTACAGGTATGATCATATTGATGAGTTTTTAAATGAGATATTTGATTTTCTTGTGTTGCAATTACACTTGTTAATGTTGATATATTATTTAAAGAAGATTCTTTTTTTGTTAATAAATCAGTTAATTCAGATTTTAATTCTTCAAATCTAGATTCATTAATTATGTTTTTTTGTATTGATAAATCTTTTTTTATATGTATTAATTCGTTTTCTAAGTTATCAATATCAATATTTAATGTTTCAATGTCTTTAATTAATATAGATTCATTATCTTTAAGTTTATTAATTGAAGGCCCTTCATATGAGGTAGGCTGTTTTGATTCAATTAATTCAACAATCTTATTTTGTAATATATTTCTTGATTCTTGTAATTCACTATCAGATTTTTCTAATTCTATAATTTTATCTTGATTTTCTAAAATTATATCATCAGATTCTTGTATTATTAATCCAAAGTCTGTTTTTTTATATTCTTTTAATTTTCCGGCTGTTTCTTTAATTTCTTCAGACGCTAAATGATACAACTGCTCAAATACTGTAGTATCTAGGAATTGAGATAATAAGTCTTTTCGTTCACGTTGAGATTTTTCAATAAAATTATTATTATCTGCTTGTAATGAAAATGCTGTTAATATAAAGTCATCATATGTTCCTAAGTATCGTCGAATACTTTTATTCGTATCACTTCGCTCTTCTCCGTTTAGATTTTGATCTTCATTATAAAAATTAACGTTTACTTTTACATGTCCATGCTTTAATGTTAAGCCTTCTCGTTCAATAGTGTATAATTTATTATTTAACATGAACTTAAATATACCTTTAAACTTAGATCTTTTATTATTTAAAATTTCTTTTGATTTACTTGTTTTACTACACTTATCAAATATTGTATATGTTATAGCGTCTAATAATGATGATTTTCCAGATGCATTAGCTGCAAATAATCCAATAACATCTTTTAGTTTTGTAAAATCTACTTTATTATTTTCTCCATAAGAAAACATATTACTAAACTCAAATGATACAGGATGCCATGTAACATTTCGTACAGATTCTAATACTGGTAATTTTGAATTAATTGTCCTATTAATATGTCGAATTGCATCTAGTTCTGCTTTATCAGCATCAGGGTAGTTTTCTTCAATATGAGTAGTTATTAAGTTATTTTGATGTTCTACATCTCTAACATTTCCTATTGCAATAGATCCATTCTTGTTACTTTCAATATGATTTGATGTTCGTTGTATTGATATATCTTGAACTTTATATTTTTTACGTATTGTTGCAATTAATTTTTTAATGTCAGATGCATCGGTATCTGTAAATTTAATTCTTACACGTGGACATATAGGTACACGGTATGGAGATTTAATAATAGTTGCTTTATCTACTTCAAATGTTACATATCCATAATTATTTTCTATTTCTATAAACTTTGCTTGCTTATCTGGTAAATCCCATACTAATATGCCATGATCAAGTGCTTCTCCGTGGTTTTGTTGTATTAATGATCCAGGATATCCAATTGTCTTTTGAGTGTTTAAGAATTGTGCAGGTTTATGTATATCGCCTAATAAGGTTAAGTCATGTCCTTTAAATAATTCCGTAGTTACATGTTCGTTTGAAATTTCAAAACCAATATCTGTTTTAGCACTATGTACAGCTCCATGATGTAATGCTATTTTATAATGACCGTCAAAATCTTTTGCTTTTATATAATCTTTTGGAGCAACATCAACTGCCATATGATTAAATACAATATTACCAAAATTAAATAATCCATTTTCTTTTACAAAATGTATATTCTTATTATTAATAACATCTAATATTGGAGATATTGCATCTAATCGATATAAGTTATTTAGATTCATATCATGATTGCCTAGTATAACAATTGTTGGTATATGAAATCCATTAAAGAATTTTGTTAACATATTAATTAACTCTGGAGACATATCTAATTTTGAATGTACAATATCTCCGGTAATGACACAAATACTAGACGGAGTTGAATGTTGTGCAATATGCAAAAATAATGTATCAAATACTTCTTGATATTCTTTATGTCGTTTTAAAGTACGAATA